CGCGCCCCAGCCGCGATAAGCCTGGCGCAAGTAGTACGGCAGCCGGCGCCCTTCAAACCGGATACAGCGCGAATAATGGATTTTTCCTCCGGGAATATCGATATTGCTCTGCTCGGCAAAGACTTGGTAATAAAGCGGTTTGCCGAAATTCGGCCCGAGCTCCTGAACAACTTCAGTAGACGGGTTGACCTGCCAGCAGTCGAGAACGAGCAGGCCCTTGAATGCGCCTTGTTTGATCGGCCCGAGAGGTGTGCCCATGTCGTCGCCGTCAATGAGCAGGACGGCCAGCGAACCGCCATAGAGCCGCGCCCATTTGAGCGCGTCGCACAGGCTATCCCAAACACGAAATTCGTCGAGCGCAATATCGATCGCAGAAGCGACCTCCGGATCATCGCACTGGAGCTCCACGCCCTCGCGCGTCATGTCGTCTGCTACCACGTCAACTGCGAGCCCGCACATCCATGAGCCCTGGTAAGCCCATTCCAACTCGTTGCGCTGGAAGGATTTGAACTCAGGGATGTAGCGATTGCCGTTGAGCGTCGTGCTCGTATTTAAGCCCATGCGCAAAAGCGGGTTCTGAAACCCGTCGGCAAACTGCTTGCTGCCGCCGCGCTTTGTCCGAGAAAGTTTCTTGTTTACCTTCATGCTTAACCTCTGCCCAGGCGAATGAACTCATCGAGCCCCGCCTGCGTGATATAGCCGTCGAGGCTGTATCGAATGGCATCGATGCCGTGGTTGTATTTATCGACGATGATCGGAAGGACCTCGTTCGTTTTCGGGTCCACCTTGTAGCTGTAGAGCTTGAATTCCTCTGCCGTATGCCGGCAGCGCGGGTGGATGACGATCTTGTCGAAAGATTTCAGATAGGCAATACCGTCCTCAATCGAGCCCTGCCACTTCTCTGCCGCCGAGATATTGAAGCCCTTTCTTTTGGCCAAATAACTTATTGTTTCCGGGCGTGAGCAGTCCGCTTTGATCGGCCAGCTCCTGGAGAGCGGGACCGAATCGTACAGCGCCGGGAGCTCG